ATGATGACGTGAATGACAATTTGGATGTCTTGCTGAGCGAGGTGCAGGACACATGCGGAGTCAGTATCACAGGAGGCGGTGGCACGAACTTCGATTGCTATCCAGATGACGACTATTCCGAGGTGATGCCAACCGCAGGCACGCTGTTGAGTGCTGTTTACACCGGGCTCAACACATACGGAAATCCTTTTGGTGAATCCTTCACGGACTATGCAGATGGGTCCTATTCGGGAGGCACGCCTGGTGCCTCGACAACCGGACTCACCGACGTGTATGCAGGAAGTGGACCATGAGTGTAGATATTGCAACATTCGGCGGCAAAAAGGCCATTGTGCTCACAAACGGAGCCTGGGCGGGAAAGATGAGCATTGGAACGAATTGGACTAAGCTTCGTATAGGCATGCGGCTCGCTTTTGAGAACAGTGGGGCCAATATCTCAAGCAACAATCTTCTTTACGTCGGAGTCTTGTCCAATCCCAGCGTCAGTTTAGACAACAGTCCGCTGCATCTCACGACTAGTCATTTTGTCGGCTATCGTTCGGCGGCAACTTTCAGCTACTTAGCTGGAACACCAAATCGTTATCGTCTGACTGGGTTGAATGAAGGAAGGGTCACGGTCAAGGTGGGTAGTGGAGAAACCACTGCGATTCTAAGCGCGCCGAATTATGCTTTCTCCGCAGACACCAGTGTTTGGGGTTATTTCTTTGTTGAGCTTTCCAAGTCGGGTGGAAATATGACCGTTGAGGTGCTGGTCAATGTGGATGCCAATTTCGCAAATGCTGACAGGGATGCTTTGTTCAACACACACCCGATGTCAACCATGTCACGTGTGAATAGTTACATCACCGCCTACGGAGGCGTGGTATTGACTGGAGTCGGAAGTACTGGCACGGTGGCTTACAATGAAGGGACAAACGGCGATCTGAATTCTATCTGCGTGGCATGGCCTCATCCGACCATCAGTTGTTACATTGCTGACGTAAACGCCTCAATTCAACCATGAGCCTAACCACCATAACCTCCGTAATTTCGTCCGAAACAGACACACAAGTGGTCCTAAAAAATCACGCTTGGGCAGGAAAGTTGGACATCGCCACCTCTTGGACAACTCTGCGGTTGGGATTGCGTTGGTCTATGGAGGACAGCGGACTGAATTTATATGATCCGAGACTCTACGTTGGTTTGCTGAGTAATCCCAATGCTCCGATCACCAACGGTCCTTTGAACGCAAGCTCAAATCATTTCATGGGCGCCAAGTTCTCTGGAGTATCGTCATTGACTTGGGTTGCTGGACCTCCTCCTGCATACAATTCTTCAGGGATCTCAGATGTTTCCGCGATTAAAAAGGTGGGCACTACGGAAACAACCACAGTGATTGACACTGGAAACACATCTATACTGGCCGGTCCAGCTGCTAACCGTCACTGTCTTTTCATGGAGATCACAAAAGGCTCTCCCAATTACACTCTGCGCTGGGGCCTGACGACCGCTGGTGTTGGCAGTGATGTGGCTTATTCGGAATTGATCACGGCGATGGGTCAATCTTCCGTAGCTAACATCGCAACGTATCTCACCGGAGTCGGAAAGGGAGGCATTGTCAATTCAACTGGGGCAGTGGCTTGCAATGAGGGAGCGGACGGCACGCTGAATGCGCTTTACGTCGGTTGGCCTTCGTTTTATCCAGCCTTGTATATTTCGGACTACGTGTTCCGAGTAATGGCCTAGATTTTATGCCAAATCCATCCTTGCAAGACGCAATCAAAGAAGCCTATGCCAGTTGTCCAACCAATGTGGTGATTTTGGACACGTTGGAAGTCCGTCAAACGGGCGTGCAAAGCTCCCTGTTCATCGTGCGCGGTAAGTCTTCGATTGACGCTGCGGATGAAAACGGAGACACGCACACGTTTCAACCCGTGGGCTTCAAATTCACTTTGCCGGCGAGCAACGAGGAGGGATTTCGTAGCTTGAATCTATCCATAGATAACGTGGGTAGGACTTTGAGCGACTTCATTGCCATTGCCAAAACGGAGAAGGTGTCAGTTGAGGTTGTTTATCGTCCTTACATGAGTGATGATTTCACAGCGCCGCAGATGATACCTCCGCTGGTATTTTGGCTTAAGGACATTCAAATCACACCGATGCAAGTGAACGCGCGAGCAACGTTCATGGACTTGGTGAACAAGAAGTTTCCGTCCGAGCTTTACAACCGCAGCCGATTTCCTGCACTCGAATGAATCATTGGGCCACAAAATATATCGGACTGCCCTACGCTCCCGGAGGACGGGACGCGGACAAGGGTCTTGATTGTTTTGGGTTGTTGCGGCTGGTCTACAAGCAGGAACAAGGTATCGAGATTCCTGATCTTCCCGGCATCGCCGAGGAGCACGTCCTCACCATCGCGAAAGAGATCATGTTGCAAACGACGTCTTGCTGGAAGGAGATCTCCTCCCCGAAAGAAGGTTGCATGGTCGCAATGAGTCAGCGGACAGTATTTCATCACGTCGGCGTTTGGACGGAGGCGAACGGTGGCAGAGTGATCCACTGTTGGAAGGCACCCGTAGTTGCTGAAACGATAAAGTCCCTGAAGTTGAAGGGCGTGAAAGTGATCAAATTCTTTTTGTATGGCATTCATCATTGAAGTTCCTAATCCGTTTCAGCCCACGGTGGGCATGAAGAAACACACGCATGATGGCGGCGTCTCCGTGTGGGATTGGCTCCGTGCACAGTATCCTGGGTTCGTCGAATTTGATCAACCCACGATTTGCTTGATGAACGGCAATCCGTTGCTGCGGAAGGATTGGGATCAAAAGATCGGTCCCAAGGACGTGGTCACATTTATGACCGTCATCGGAGATCCTGTGACGCTCATCATAGCCATCGTCGCAATCGTTCTCGCCGTGGTCCTAGTCTTGACGCTGGGCTCACCCAAAACTCCAGGCGAACAGCCCGCATCCGATCCCGTGTTTTCCACGAAAGGTCAAACCAACTCCGTCCGCCTGGGTGAACCCATCGAATGTAACTATGGAAGAAACCGCATCTACCCGTCGTATGCGTCGCGTCCGTTTTTCAGGTATGCTGATAATGACCAATATCAACATTCTTTATTTTGCATTGGGCAAGGCGTCTATGAGATCGATCAGATTCTCATCGGCGACACAGACATTGATGATTTTGCCGAGGTCGAATATGAAATCATTGTGCCGGGAGGCGCGGTCTCCTTGTTCCTCACAAACGTGAACACGGCCGTTGAAGTCGGCAATTTGGAATTGTTTGCCCCCAACGAGCCCGATTATGTGAGCGAAGGTTGGGTGGGACCGTTCAGCGCCAATGAGCCCACGACGACTTGCAACCGTATCGAAATTGACTTGATCTTGCCGCAAGGTCTGTATCACACGAGCAAGAAGGGAAAGCTGAAAAGTCGGACGCTGACGGTGATGGTGGAGTATAGGCCGATTGACGATGACGGCAATCCGACAGGTGCTTATGCGACGTTGGTGAATCCCACAATCACCATGGCGACTACGACGCCTCAACGATTCACTTACGGAGCTGACGTCGTTGAAGGCCGCTATGAAGTGAGGGCACGTCGGACAACGGACAAGGAATTGAGCGGTCGAGACGGACACACGGTTGTTTGGGACGGTATGCGCGCGTTCATCACGGGCGAAGATGCCGACTACGGAGACGTGACGTTGCTGGCCGTGAAGATCAGGGCGACCAACAACTTGAACGTGAACACGCAGGAGCGATTCAACGTGGTCGCCACCAGGAAATTGCCGGTTCGTTACATCGGTTCCAGCGGCGATGCTGATTCGGCGGGCTGGTCTCAACCGATCGCGACCCGTTCCATCGTGTGGGCGTTCGTGGACGTCTTCCGCTCGGCCTACGGCGCGCGTGTGGATGATGACAACTTGTTTGATTGGGACGTGCTGTATGAATTGGAGACCACCTATGAAAGTCGGAACGAGCATTTCGATTTCACGTTCCGGGATCCCATCACCGTGTGGGAAGCGGCGCTCACCATTGCCCGGGCGGGACGAGCCGTGCCGTTGATTCAAGGTTCACTGATCTCCATGAAGCGTGATGGTTCCTTGGTTTTACCCGTCGCGATGTTCACTCCCGACAACATAATCAAAGGTTCTTTCATGTGGGAAGTGAAATTATGGGAGCCCAATGAGTTTGATTCGTTGCAAGTAGAATATACGGATCCAGAGACGGGTTACAAACAAGAGCAGGTGTTGTGCATCCTTCCCGATGATGAGTCCACGGCGGGAAGCAATCCGAAAGACTTGCGTTTGATCGGCGTTCAAGATCGTGATCACGCCTATCACGAGGGACTTTATATTTTGGCCGTCGAAAGGTATTTGAGGGAGAACGCGTCTTTCGAGACTGGCTTGGAAGGTTACATTCCCACCTACGGAGATCTGATCGCCGTCAGTCACGACGTGCCCCGCTGGGGACAAAGCGGGTATATTTTGGCCGCGGAGGACATAAGCGGGACGAACAAGGTGATGCTTTATGTGTCCGAGCCTTTGAATTTTGATTTCGACAGCGCGGGGGAGCCGCAGGTGCTGTTGCGCGGTCAACGGGGACAACTCATCGGCCCACTGGTCGCAGAGGAGACCAGTGATCCCAAGATCATTATCGTCACGCTTGTTGATGAAGGGAGCGATTTCACTTGGTTGCTGGGAGGAGAAACAGAACCGTGCTTGTTCTTGTTCGGAGTTGCGGGAGGCATCACGGAATATCTCAAGGTGGTCAGGGTGGAGCCGCAAGGAGGTGAGCGCATCAAAATTACTTGCGTTCCAGAGGTGGCGATTCTTCATTCATTTGATGAGCTCACGGCGCCAGAACTGAATAAGCCTTCGACGCCTCCGGTGGCACCAGACGCCCCCACGATTTCAAACCTCATCTTGACTCAGATAGATAACACCGACGAGGGTCAGCTGTGGTCGACCTATCGAGAAAAGGCCACCAAGGCCGACGGACTTAGGCTCTTCGCGTTACGTC